ACACTATTAAAAAATAAAATCACAGGATAATGGGATTAGAGAGTATAATTCTGACCAAGATTGATCCTAAATTGACTCCACCGAGTCTTGATATACTTGATTTTGAGGACCCGGCAGGTGAGGTTCAAAGAACTCCTGACCGCACCGGATATCAATCTCAACTCGGAAAAAGGTCGCCGTTAATTAAAATAGGCAATGCTAGAATTGCTTCAACTGATATCATATCAACTTCAATCTATTACGATGAATTGATTCCAAAAATACATGTGAGTATTTTTGATTCAGTTGGAACATTTACGTCAGTTACCTTTCCTAAAAAGAATCCACTGTTGACTGTGTATATCGCAAAGAGCCATTTAAAATTGAATGAACTTTGCCAAACCTTTTTAATAACAGATATTCAGTCAATTCCAATGGGGCCATCGATAACTCGATACGATTTGTATGGTGAACTTTATATTCCAAAACTTAACGGAAATTTTGTAAAGTCATATCCAAACATGACATCACAGGAAGCCCTACAGAAAATAGCTAGGGAGCTTGAAATCGGATACGCATCCAATGAGGAAACCTTCGATGATAAAATGACCTGGATTAATCCTAACTTAAACTATAAAGCATTCATCAAGATGATCTCTGACCATGCATTCAAAAATAAGGATACTTTTTTTGAGTGTTTCATTGATCGATATTATACACTGTGTTTAGTAAATGTTGAAAATCAATTTAAACCTTTCGATAGTGATAAGGATATTCCAATGGGATATTCGGCAACCTCAACTGAATATCTTGATTTAAGCTTGGCAAAAGACGCCGCCGATAGTCTTAGCATTGACGAACAGGTTCCAATAATATTAACAAACGGATCAAATCTTGGAGCCGGCTCAGATTTTACGATCGTCGAGTATTCCATGGTAAGTGAAAATGGAAGTATTTTACAAAGGTCAGGTTTTAGAAAAAGATTACAGATGTATCAGCACGGTGAAGAAGAGGCGCTAAAGAACTGGTTCGTTGAACCTCTTTCCACCATATCGCCAGATGCAGAACAAGTTCACCAAACTCCAGATCTTACAGATTACACGGATGACGGTAATGAGATTGTTAAATGGATGGGAACCGATTATGGAAATGCTCACATAAGTTATAAATATGCTAAGTTAGTGAATCATCATAACCTGGAAGAAACTGAAAAAAACCTATTGAGAGTTAAGCTTGATGGAATTAATCATAATATTAGCAGAGGGGCTAGGCTTGCAGTAGACATATACGGAGATCGACTAAAAAAATCGAGTGATGATTCAGTAAAAGACGAGTTAACTGTTCAAGATAGTCAGCAGGACCGAGAAAAGACTGGAAGAGATACTGCGTCTGCTCAAGTTAAAGATGAGTACTTAAGCGGAGCTTACTACGTTAAAGGTATTTCGTATCACTATAATGCTTTAGCTGAATCACGTCAAAGATTTTCAACTGTGATGCTATTAAGTCGTCGTAGTTGGTTACCTGAACCTAAAATGGAAAATAAAATTTAATACTAATGGCTCAATTAATAAACGGACCTAAAAGGTATAAACAATTCGTAAAGAGTGCACTGAATGATGTACAGGATCCAGTATTTTTGACATTTGATCTTGACTTCTTTCCGAATCAAGCTACACCTGAAAGTGATTTTGTGCAAACATCAGTTGGAGCTACTGGAGACGGCCTATTTTGGAATAGCTTATTCAAACCATCGCTGTTGGAAGATAAAACAAATACGAAGTCTATGTATGCCGGAAACGTTGAATGGTCTGCTCAAGACTGGTTATTGGAATACGGTTCACCTTGGACAAATCGCAACGCCGGATTTTTGGTGTCAGCTATTTCGACGTTAAGAAAACTTCAAGAGTCTCCATGGTACTTTCAATCAATTCAAGGAGTTGATCAATTATGGAAGGCAGCAATGAGAGTGAAGGAGGGCGATAAGAAAGCGGAAATTACAATCAACTGCTTAGATTCAATAGAGCAACCTTTACTTAAATTCGCAGAATTCTACCGTAGAGCAATTTACGATTCAGATAGACTGTGTTACACTCTACCTGATAATTTAAGAACTTTTGACATGACGATTACGCTATTTGAGATCAGAGACATTAACGATCGATCTTCTAATTTAGCAAGCGGTCTACACCAGATAAAGTACCGATTACAAAGATGTGAATTTGATTTTTCGGAAACATTGGGCGGCCCAACAAGCGGCAGTGAAATCAAGGCATATATTGAGGACAAGCCTTTCAGCACGTCATTCAAGATAAAAGCAGGCTGGGTACTGGAAGAATTCGAGCAATCAACTGATTCGGATTATCATTCATTAGGTATTTTTTCAGGGCTTGCAAGTTCGCTCGAAGGAAGAGCTCAAAGATTCTTATCTAGTGCAGCAAGGCTGCCGGCAAGACTCATTGGAGATATAACTAATCAATTGCAAACTAGACTTGAAACCGCGTTATCACAAAATGTGTATAATAGAAGTAATGAAGTTCTTGGAACAAATGAAGTCTTTGGCCGTAGATCGCCAGTTGGACCAGTTGGAGGCCAAGGAGTCAATGATGACATTTATCCAGGAGCTGACATTAATAAAATAATTAGAGACGGGGAACTCGGAGACGTTTACCCATAATCGATATATGATAACTTCAAATAACGAAATTGTAAAAGAACAGAGTGGCGCTGAATTAATCGTTACCAAGTACTTGGGAGAGGTAGTTGACGTGAAAGATCCGTTAAGAGAAGGCCGTTGTAGAGTCAGAGTTTTCAGCATATTTGATAATTTAGCGGTTGAAGATATTCCATGGGCAATACAAATGAAAAAGCCTACTTTCTTTGGACAGTACGCAAAGGCTGGATCAATTTCGATTCCAAAAAAGGGGTCAATCGTTGAAGTAGTATTTAATAACGGTAACCTGTATTCTCCAGAATACGGTCAAATCCAAGAGATTGGAGACGATATCAAAGAAGCCTTACAGGCAAGTACCGATTACGAGTACGAGGGTGCTCACTATATCCTATTCGATGGAGATGAACATATCAAAATATATTTCACAAAGGGTCGAGGCCTAACCTTTGAAATGAAGGACTCGTACCTAACGATTGATCAAAATTCAAAGATTGAAATTTATCATAAGGACGGCCTATCCTCAATGGAGTTTGATGGAAACGTCATAAACGTACAAAGCTCTTCACAGGTAAATGTCACGTCCAATGTGATAACCCTTGAAGGTCAAACGGTAAATGTCAACGGCCAATTAACGAATATCGGCGCGAATGCAAAGGCTGAACATGCGGTGATGGGAAATACTCTATTTGAAGTGTTAGTGACTCTTGCATCGGCGATCGATGCTAAAATGCCAAGCACACCAGGAGCAAGCTCAGCATACGTTACCTCTATGTTACCTAGATTATTATCAGGTACCGTAACGGTAGGAATGTAAGTCGAAGAGATCTTCGCATTCAGTCAATATAAATTCCTTATTTAAACCGCTTAGCGAATCACCAAAATGGATTGCTCTAAATCTAAGCTCCTTGGTTTTCTTGGCATGTGTAATATCTTCAGCCAAGGTTGGAAGATCCTCTCTTTTTCTAAAATATCGGCTTGAGGCTTGGTACTTTCCAAGCAGGTCTTCCCTAACCATTTCCATGTGGTGCATTGTTACTAAGTCTCTCTCAAAGACTCTAGATCTGGTGTATGAATCATCAGTAAGTCCGCGAGTTGGATCGATATCCGAAAACATGAACTGTACGGAATGATGTCGACTCTTTGGTCCAATTTCGTAAATGAACGGCACTTTGAATCTGGAATAGCCTTGATGTAGAGTTGGAGTCAAGTAATTTATGTAGCGAACTGCGGTTGCCTGCAACTTATCATTTACGATTTGGCGTTTGGCCTCCTCAAATTGGTCCTTTATGTAGAACTCATCAGCGTCCATTGACATGTAATGAGTCGCTCCAAGTTCAAGAGCTTTCTCCAAACAAGTTTGTCGCTTATCGCATTCGTATTTTTTAGCTCGGATCACATCGTCCGGTTTAGTTAGGGATGATGGAACGAATTTTGTGAATTCCATTATTACATCAATTAGGCCTTTCTCCTTGAGCCTCTCTAGTGTGGGTAAAAGCAATGGAGAGCATTGAGTATTTCCCCATGACACCGTCTGATAAGACACAATAACAATATCAACACAGTCTCTAATCGATCGGATTGAGGCTTCTAGTGTTTCAAGCCCATCGAAAACTACGTAACCTGCAGCTAATTTCATACAAATAAAATTTTTAAACTATCCAATGATCATTTTGCCATTGACGTACCCCATCAAATGTTCCACGATAGAGAACGCTCCAAAATCCACAATTGCCTGAATGAGTTATAAGAGATTTGCATTTTGCAAGTATCAAAACTGCACTAAAGAAGTCTACTCCAAAGTCTGGACGAGAATTCCTATCGATTACTTGAGTAACCCAATTATCCTGCTTAGAAATTCTTGGAATTTCTGATATGTATTTAGCGTCTGGGAATTTACTCAAAAATAGTTCAAGAAATTCAGCCTCATCAGTTTGAACCAGGAATTCGATATTTGGATTTTCAGATTTGGCCACCTCAGCCTGTGAAATAAATTCTGAGTAGCTAGCGATCGTTGTTTCTCTAGCCTTATCATTTCCTCTATAGAAAATTGCGCAAGTATTTTCAGGGGAAATTTGATACTTTTTAATGAACTCCGATTCTCGAGATTTAACTCTTTCGCTGGGTTGAAAGTACTTCGATAGGTAAGAGTTCATCATACTGAATTGGATTGTTCGATAATCACAGAATTGCGAATATGCTCCGTCTGAATTTATTTGAACCCCATTAGGAACTTCAAAACTCTCAGCGGATTCCTTAAAATAGTAGGGAATTAGATTCGTAACTGAATCGCTTTTATGATACTCGTATTGTTTACTACGATCAATCGAATCCGGTAGACTTCCATTTATCGATGAGTAAATTACCAAATTTAACAGAGCTTCAGTTGAGCACGAAAAAAAACCGGCACCGGTCGTTATGTCTAAGTGAGCCATTTACGTTGTTTGAATTTTTGAAAAGATCAAGTTTTCGTGAGTCTTATGAATAGGCTTAAAATTAAAAGACTCGCAGTACTCTATGTACTTGGCATCGTCCTTGCTATTCGTCTCGACGACAAGGGTCGAGCAGCCGACTTCATCTAGATTGATTTGAGTCAATATGTCGTAATCTAAACCCTCAGCGTCAATTAGTATTAGATCAAATTTTTTGGAATTGCAGTGTTCCAAGAAGGTTTTAAAATCAACAACTGATACAGTTTCCTCAGTGAACTCGTTATCGGTGCCTGCCCATCTAGACAATTCAGATTCACATAACGTTGAAAGAAGGTCAGTATCTCCCTCGTTTAGGTGAGTTCCGCTTGAATAAAATTTAAGTTCTCCGTTTTGAGTACCGATTGCTAAATTGACGCACTGAATTCGACTATTGTCTTTATGTAAATCTGACAATTTTGAAAATGGGGTTTTTGCAGGTTCGACTAAAACTGCTGACCATCCTCTTTCAATCAAGGCCAGTGAATTTGAAAGGGTCTTTCCATCGTTCGCTCCAATATCAAGCAAAGTGCCAGTGAATGAACTTAGGTGTTGTAGAAGAATAACTTCTTCGTCGTTTTGTGAATACATAAAAATTGTGTTTTTTAAAGGCCTCTCATTGTGAATATAAGATGGTCTGGTTGTTTTTTCTTGTAATATTGTATGTGCTCGCCTTCCTCGTGAAGTTTTAGCCCGAGTTTATTAGCAATGAGACTTGCACAAGATTGATCTTGGCGATGAAATAGGAATCTGGGATCAGCGGATTGACCGTCATGTTCTCTAGAACCTTTGAATTGTCCATCTCTTGCTGATTTTAGCCATTCATTAATGAATCTGGCTCCAAGTTCGTTCTTTGTATGAATTCCAAATAGAGAGGTTGAAACATCTTGATAGGTGTCAGCTGTGTCTCGATCAACTCCAAAGTAGTCTAAACATGAGTCAGAACAAGTCTGAGCGCAAGTGTAACCGGACCTCCAAAAGTAATAACCGTCATGGTTTATTATGTCAAGTACCGGGTATGGATAGTCAACTGCCCATACTGAACAATCGGCCCATAGTATAATATCGTAATCCTTTTTTAGAGCCTCAGCGAATGCTGCAGCTTTTATGTTGTAAGGACACATTTTATCAAATTCGTTGTTAGGCCAGTTACTAAAAAATAAAAGATCGTGAGCGTATCCATGATGGATCAATGATCTTTTAAGCCTATGAGAACCTACTGGATACCAGCCAGTTCCATTTGATGCATTCAATATGCAAACTTTAACTTTTGACGCTTCCATTTCTTATTTTAAACCGTATTTTGTATTTGGATTCTCATGTACATAACTATAATAGTAGAGAGGAGAGTCAATGAAATCTTCTTTTCGTATTAAACCTGCAGCTTTTAGTCGACGGCTGTAATCGTGATCTTCAGCATATCGGATATCCTTAAATCCTATTTGAACCGCAAGGTCTCGCCTAATCGGTGTTTTATGATAAGGAGTTCTAACGTATTTGTATCCATCAATGTCTTCTCCCCAGTCGGCATATTTGTTTGAGGCCTTTGCCATTATTGGAGAGGATCCATCAAACGTACATCTAACTAAAAATCCAATTGAGTCTGGTGCATGTAAGTCTATTGAATTCAAGATCATTTTTAAATAATCGTCGCTCACCCAATCGTCATCATCTATGAATGCGACGTAATTACTGTTAGCTAATTCTAATAGCTTTTGCCTTTTTAGCCCTACTGAAATTTCCTTATTATCACTAATATGAACTATTTCACATTGACCAATTAGAGAATTCTTAACTATTTGAGATTGTATGAAACTTCTCAATTTTTCAAATTGTGGCTTTCTGGTCTCAATCGTTGCAATCAATATTGCAAACTTTAACTTGAAACCTTTTGCCTTTCTTCGTAGGTACACCTCATTATCTGCGTGATAAAATGACTCTGTGTGTCGGTATTGTTCGTCAGTTTGACAATGGCCGTATGCAGGGTGAATATGATCAAACATTCTAACTGGTGAGTACCTGTATTTTCCAAGCATCATTGATACTTCCATTGCCTCGTTATCACACCATAGGGAAGAATATTCAGGATGGTATATGTAATTGAATCTAAGGTAATAATTTCTACCGAGTATTGATAACGTCATTAATTTTTGACCGGCATCTTGATCAGGATAGTGCATTACTCCGTCAAACTTTGGAAAGTACTGAATGAAATCGCTTTTTATTATTAGATCAAATCCGTCCTTTGTGAAAATCATATCGTCTGACATGTTAACGACAATATCCCAAGGCTTATCGTATGTGTTAATATCTCGATTTATCGCGTCTATTTTGCTTTTACTCTCACCTAGACAAACTGTAATTCGGTCATTGTTTAACTCCTTGATGTATTCCAAATAGGTAGGTAAGGTTGGATCGTTATGATCGAAGCTACATAATATTAAATAGTTTGGACTTGAACATTTATTAATGATACTAATCAAACCTCTATAAAATTGGTCAGGTCGACTTCGTGAAGTGTATTTGAAAAGTATTATTGGATCGTGACTTCCGGTCTTTTTAAATGGCATTTCAGCGTCTTGAATCACAGCAACTGCATTTGATACTATAGAATTTGCATGATTTGCAATCTTCGTTAGTGTTGAAACTTTTGGAATGTGAGCCTTTCGAATAGCCCACATTTGTTTGTGAACTGTTGACGAAGTCATTGCTTCAGATAGGTCAAACGCGATTAACTTGTCTTCGTTTATCACATCGTGATCAGAAGGGCTGCTAAATATGAAAGCATTATCGTGAATCATTGCGGTCGTGAACGGTACTGCATTTGCAATAATGAAAGTGAATTTATGATTAGTAGAGTCATCTGTGAAATCGCAATCAATTAGACCTTTCAATAATAAATTAGAGGTTGCCTCAGTATTAACGATTGTAAAAAGCTGAGTGCTTAACACTCCCCTATGGTTCCTATAAAATATATTATGACCGGTGTAATTGGCTACTGGATTAATCACGAATAGCTGAGAATCAAAAACGGTAACTATAGATTCCTTGTAAGATAGAGCTGTTAATATGAATGGGCTGACTTTGTAAGAACGGTTTGGATTTGATGCTCGTTTTACCTGTTGGGAATTGTGATCCGGAAAAACTCGACTTATGATAGAGTGCTTGGATAAGGCCTTTATTATTTTAACGGGCACGTCTATTTGAGAACAGATAACGATTTCGTCATACGTGCATGCACTATTTTTAAGTAGTGATTCAATGTTTTCTAGGAAAATGTCCTGTACTGGATTTGAATAGTAGGTAAATAATACTGTTTTCACTTGGAGATTTTACTTTTTCTTATTTATTGACAAGTGTAAACTTATCGAGGGTATTTAGTATTATACTGTAAATAATGAACTAGATTCGATCCTTTGAAAAATTATTACGAAACTCTAGGAGTTGCTGAAAACTCGCCTCAAGCCGAAATTAAAAAGGCATATCGTAAGCTTGTGACTGAGCATCATCCTGATAAGAATGCGGGAAGTAAAGAGTCAGAGGATAAGTTCAAAGAGATCGCGGAAGCATACGAAACTTTAGGTAATGAGACCAAACGTAAAGCTTACGATGACAGCCGTCGACCTAGAAGTTCGCATAACACTTTCTATGAAAGCTTTCAGGACTTTTCATTTGGTGGAAGACGATCAGACTTTAAGAATCTAACGCATACCGTTGATAAATGGGCATCAATCAAGGATCTAATGAATGGAACCTCATTTGAAGTTCAATATTCAATATCAAAAACAGTTGAGGGTTCTACCTCTAACGAAATGAAATCGATAAAAGTTTCAGTTAATCTTACTGAAACCGGTTATCCCATTACCTTTGAAAACGGCAAGTACTGCATTTTACTAAAAGTTAGAGGCGGAGGTTCTTCACAAGAAGCAAACGAGGCTGATTTCTTTGGCAGAGCTAGAAAAGTTTTAGTAACTGGCGATCTAATAGTTAGAGTAAATATCGACATGCTAGGACTTGAAATTGATCAAAGTGACCTTATTCAAAAAATTGAACTTACTCTGCATGATGTGTTATTCAATGAAGAAACCATGTTAGAAAGTCCACTGGGTAAGAAATACCGCATAAAATCTTTTAACCGGGACACCCTTAATGACATTACGGTCAGAATACCTAATCAGGGATTGGTCTCAGCATTCGGCAATAGAGGTAACTACGTATTCAAGATAATTGTTACTAAGCCTGATTTTTCAAAAATTAGTGAAGAAAAGCTACAGATTTTAAAAGACTTGCTACTAGACTTTAATAAATAATGATAGTACTGCTCACCTTATACGAAAGGGGGCACGTATAAATAATCAAAAAAGTCTAATTACGTTGAGTAATACTAAAATCGCTAACCTAAACCAAACGGTCGTTCCGGATAATTCAGTATTCATCATTGAACGAATTAACGAGGCCGTTACTGTAACTAAAGAGAACAATGGCGACATCGTTCTTGAAGGTACTGCAGCAGTTTTCGGAGTTGTAAACGAAAACAATCGTGTATACGAAAAGCAAGAGTACTTACCTCACTTACAGTATCTACAAAAGAAGATCGAAGAGCGCAGACTCTTTGGTGAACTTGACCATCCACAAAAATTCGATATTTCTTTAGCTAACGTATCTCACGTAATCGAAGGCCTTACATACGACGAAGGTTCTAATAGCGTAAAGATTAGACTACGTCTTCTTGATACTCCATGCGGAAAGATCGCAAAGACCTTAGTTGAATCAGGTTGCACAACCTCAGTATCGTCTAGAGCAGCAGGTAATGTTGATCAGAACGGTAAAGTTAAACTACACAAAATATTCACTTACGATCTAGTAGCTGAACCTGGTTTCTCACAAGCTTCTTTATCTCAAGTATCTGAAAGCTTACAGGGAAGCTTCTCAGCAATTTTCGAATCTTTAGATAATCTAAAGACTACTGCGATTACTAATAAATTAATGGATATTTCTGAAAACTTCAGTTTTGAAGATTCTGTGAAAATCTATAAAATAAATAATCCTGAAACAACACCCAAACAAAATAATACACAGCAAATGGCTAATGAGTTTGTAACAAAAGAAGAGATGAACCAATACTCAGAATTGGTTAAAAAGAAATTTTCATCTTTACAAGAGAGTATCTCTAAAAACAATAAAGGTCTTCAAAAGATCTCTGAAAACGCTTCAACTGGTGAATCTCCAGTAGTTTCAAAAATGGTTGAGTATGTAAACTACTTAGCTGGTGAAATGGAAAGCTTAGTTGAATACACTAACTACCTTTCAACAATGTTGAATCAAGGCGTTAGCTACACTGAGCACGTTGCAGAAAAAGTAAACAACGTGATTGATTACTCCGATTACCTAGGAGAAAAAGTTCAGAAGAACATTGCTTATTCTGATTACTTAGGCCAAAAAGTAAATGAAACAATCAACTACACTGAATATGTTGCAGAAAACGTTGAAAAGACCGTTGAATACACTAACTACCTAGCTGAAAACGTTGATCAAACTATTCAATATGCTGAATACGTTGCAGAGAATGCAGAAAATGGAATTAAATTCGCTAACTACTTAGCTGAGAATCTTGATGCAGCGATCAAATACTCTAACTACTTAGGAGAAAACTTAGATAAAGGTATCAAGTATTCTAGCTACATCGCTGAAACTCTAAATGAAAAAATGATTCCTGGAGCAACAGCTAAGACTCGTTCTCTATTGGGAGAGGTTAAAAAATTAAACGAAAGTGCTGATTTTGAAATCTCTGAAACTTCATCAGTTGACGATCTAGTTAATGCAGTTGATGGTATCTTAACTCATATCAAATCTAATACCGCAAACGCAGTATTGGAAGGTAAATATCCTTTCTTAAAATTGTTAAGCGAATCTAGAAAACAAGCTTTCTACAACTTGGATCAAGAGTCTAAAACTGCAATCGTTGAGACTATGAAAGGTGCTATCTTCTTCACAGAAGACGAAGTAGTTAACATCATGGAAGCAGTTCTTAACAAGCAAGTTGAAAACACTCCTAACTACGTTAAATTCATGCCTGCTCAATACAAAGAGCTATACGAAAGCATGACAGACGGTGAAAAAAATTGGATTTCAGCACAAGCTAACAACATGATGTTGAACACTCCATACCAAGTTAAAGCTTTCTGGGATTCACGTAATCTTAGAGGAATTAATGAAAGAATTGCTACCCAAGCAAATATAAATAATCAAACAATTAACGAAAACCAAGGTAAAGAAGGTTATGTCTCGTTAAAACAAGTCAATGAAAGTCTAAGAGGCTACTCTAATTCTTAC